AAACTGGCGGTTGATAAAGTCCAACCCGCCCTTCGGCTCAATCGAGTATTCCTCGTGGATACCCTCGGGCGGCATAGCACCGGTCTCCTCGGCATAGCGGAACATAAGGTCACGCTTGTTGTACTGGACATAAAGCGACCAGCACTGCTTGAAGAGATGGGACAGACCCATTCTGAAAATGCGGTTACGAAGATCGCCGGATGCGGCGGCTTGAGCCTGCAACGCCGAAATCTCGGTTGCGGTCTTGCGGTCTGAAACCTGGTACTGCGATCCTGCTCCAAAGTCTGGATTGCCCATACGGGCCTCGGCCAGCATCCGCTCCTCCAGCATCAAACGCTGGAAGTCGAAGGGAGGTTGGCTGAATTGCACCGGCTTGAGACCCTGCGGAAGGATCTGGCCGGGCTGCATCTTGAGGTTGGCGGTGTTGAGGCTGATCGGATTCTGAGCTTCGAAAACGGGTCGGTTGGCCAGTTCAACGTAATCACTCAGGCTACTCTTCAGCTTGTTGAGTAGATTCTCTCCAGGGAGGAGAATTTCTGCAACTCCCCGTGGACTGTACCAACCGCCCCCTGTGACTTCATAGGGGAAATCAACGAAAGGAGGTTCCTTATGCGAGTATGGAAGAACGAACGGTTTTCTTACATCCTCGGTGACAACCAGCGGACTATAAGTTTCGACCTTCCATCCGTCCTCGGAGGGCGTATACATTTCCCAAAGAATGATGCGATCATTCTCAGCTTCCTGGGTAATTCCCTCACGGCGGTAAATCTCGTCCTGAATCTCACTTCGTAAGCCCACCGATTTGGACGGCTTACCCGAAATGATCTTGATAAAGTTTTCGTCCTGCTTGTAAAGGGGATTAGCCTTATAGGAATCGACGCTGGTTGAGATGATGTGAACAATGAAATCGGCATCTTTGAATTCCTTGGTGTACGAAGGTACGATAATATGGAAGGGATCAATCGCCTCGAAGTCAATACGCTTCTTGTCCTCGTTCCAGATCACCTTGGAAACACCACGGCCATAAAGAAGGATGTTGTCGATGACGGAAACAATCTCCTTCTGGAAGTTGGATTTCTCGCGCATCTGATAGTCAAACCAACGCTCGGCGGAAACGGTCAGAGGGGTCAACTGCTGGCGCATCGGGACAAAGCTGGAAAGGATGTCGTTGCCGATGGCGGAATTGACGAAGGAAGGCTTCAGCTTCTCGATGGCCGTGTCGATCAACTGAACGTGCAGATCGGCGGCGGTCGGCCAAGGCTTGACCTTGCGGCGGACACCGAAGTACCGGGCCTGATAGAACAGCCGTTGCCGGTTCTCCCAGGTCTCGCGCTGGTTGAGAGCTTCGATGATCCTGACGTAGTAATCGTTACGGCGTGTGTCTTTGGCGTTCATTTCTCTCGCTCCCTGTTCAGTTCAAATTGAAAATCGTTGATATAATGCAAAGCGCGTTTTGCCCATGCGCGGACGGCAGGAGAAGAATCGCGAACAGCCGGGTAGTTCTCATCGCGCATCAGAGCCTCAACGGCCCCGGTCGTGTTCGTCGTGGGATTGGTTGTCGCGCACCCACCAAGCAACAGTGCCAAGATCCCGATCAATGGAATCACGGTTATTGCGCCACTCGCCTTCGGCGCGGTCAATGCGTTTCTCTTTCCAACCCGGAATGAGGCGAAGGATCGACGCGATGATGTTAAGAATCGCACCGATCACTTAAAGTTATTTGATGTGGAGGCCGAGCGTCTTGAGGAAGTTGACAACCTTCTCCAGCGCCGAATCGTCGGCGGGGGTCGGGGTCAGCTTCACAATGATACGCGCGGCAAGCACGATGCCACCAAGGGCGGCAACAATCTCGGTCCAATTAGCAGTGATCCAGTTCCAGATATTCATATTAACCTCCTGCGTCGAAGCCAGCCATAACGGGATCGCTCGATTCCATCAAGGCTTGCAATGACCTCCACGTTGGCTTTTCCACCGGGAAGGTCAAGTCGAAACTGATATTACCACCATCAAGGCAGAGGGCAAGGGCATCGGCTCGGTCCGGGCTGGCGAGTCCTCTGGCTCGCATCGAATCCTTGGACTCGACCCCAAGCTTGCCCTTGGAATTAACCAGGCTCCGGCGGCAGGTCAGTTGCGCCGTCAGTTCGTCGTCTTCGGGCAGGATGATTTCAGCCGCCTCGATCTTCTTTGCCATGCCGTACCACATCTCAGCAGCGCGGTTGGTATAGGCATCGGTGTCGTAAGCGGTGGAGCCAAAGTTGACCCGCTGCACTTCCCATCCGGCTTCCGACAAGGCATCGCACATGGGCATACCCAGGCCGCTTGCGTCAGCATAGATGTCTTCGGCTTTCAAGCCGTGCTTCTTGAACTCGACGATAAAACGGCCTACCGCAGACATGGTGTCCCTTTCGCGCCATGCCGTGATTGGTAAAACCTTGTTCCCATCCCGCACGCAAAGCACGTTACAGTCGCCACCAGCCGCAAAGTCTACACCAGCGATCTTTGTGCCAGGCTTGAAGTCCGGTGGGCTGGTAAGGCAGTTCTGAAGTTGATTCAGGTTAATAATCAGGCTCTCGTTGCCGATGTCCACAAACTCGCCATAGATCATGGAGCGGGTCAGAGGGTGCTTCTCTCCGTACCGCTGGATAACCTCGTCGATCTGCTTCTGGGTTATATGAGGACAGTCGAAGGCGGTCACGGCGTGCTTCTTCCACATATCCGCCTCCTTGGTAAAGGCGCGATAGAAGGCACCGCTTGACCCTCCGGGACTTGAGGCGATTAGCAGTCGCGTTGGTTGGCACCGACTGATTGCCTCGAAGAGAGGGTCGGCAACGGTCTTGGCTTCGTCTACCACCATGAGCAATGGCGCGGTTTCGTGGTTCTCGGCGTGCCAGCCTTCAGCACGGCCAGGATCGGTCGCAGAGTAGCCTATAATGCGCGATGTGTTGCCGTCAGGGTGCAGGTAGCGGATCTCGCCGGATGTGACCTCCCAGGGGCCACCAAGCTTGGCGATGTGGGAGCGTAGGCTAGGCCAAAGCTGGGACTCGACCTGGCGGAAGACCCCGGCGGTCGTTACCGCAATAGAACGCTTGTAGACGAGCGCGTGCCATATCAAAACGCCGGAAATAACCGTGGAAGTCTTGCCGGAACCGTTGGCGGCGCGTAGGGCGACTCTGGAGTCGATTGGCTCAATATCTGCCAGCACATCCTTTTGCCATTTGTAAAGATTGATGCCCAATACCTTATCTGCGAAATACGCAGGGTTTAGCAGTTGCTCTAAAACCTCTTCAGGTGCCTTTTGGGCTGACTTGGGAATACGCTTAGGCATAACCTCTTTTTGTTTTGTGGCGCAATTATTTGGGGGGTATTATGCGTGTGAATCGGTGGCGGGGGGCGTGGCAGGGGGCGTGTCGTGTACCGGCCATTTCTTAAGGCTTTCTTGCCTTGGCTTGCGTCTCCTCATTCTTAAGGGACGAGGCTTGCCAGAATTTTTTGGCATTGTGGTTGCAATAGGTTGCGGATTATCTGTCGCACAATAGCTATTGTATTTACCTTTGACATCTTCTATCTGCTTAACCTCCTGGCTCTCAATCACTTGTGCTTTCTTTTCCGCCCTTCGTGATGCAAGGCCAGCAAGGAGGGCGGCGAAGGATCCTCCCGCTGTATGTTCAACGCCACCAGATACTTTCAACCTGGCTGAAGGTTGGGCATAGGAATAAACACGCTCGGCCATCCATGCTTTGGCTTGCCAAGACTTCTCTCCCGCTAGTTCGATGTCCCTTAAAAGCTTCAATTCATGTTTTTTTCGAGCCATCCGCACTTGTTCGCCGAAACTTGGCCTTTTCTTTGTCCAACCTTGGACTGTTATCGGATTCAGACCCACAAGCTCCGCCGCTTTTTCGAGGGTAAAGCCGGAGCCGCAAGCGTCGATTATCGTCTTAGCAATTTCATCAGTGAAGGCCGTCTTACCATTCTTTGACTTTGCTGGGAGGTTTTCGGGCGGGTTTTCCACTAGGACAACCTACCACAAAAGATTCTAAAAAATAATATGTTGACAGATTCTGACCGCTTGCAATACTCGCAATATGCAAAGCAACACAACCAACGCCGAAGCGAGAACGGCTCAAGATTCCCGCTCTGTAAAAGAACTTCTTTCTGCGCTGAAGTCAATCGAAAGAATTTCTAGGCCAGAAACTAAAATCGGATATTGCAATGTAGACCCGATTGACTTGTTGAAGTCGGTGAGGTCTATCGCACTAAAGTCGATCAAATAACCAAAAACCAAAGAAAGGAAACGCACACATGACAACAACGGAAACGAAAACCAAAAATGACAATGGTTTGGCCGATATGGTCAAACGGATTGCCAACCAAGTAAACTCCGGGGAATATGACAACGAAGTCGGCGGAGAGTGTTCCGCATTCGACTTTCTTTGCGATGCCCTCGATATACGTTTCGTGGTTTCAAATGATCTTGAATATATCGGAGCCGAAGTATTGGTGGCATTCGGAGGTCCAAATGTTTGGATCAAAACCATCAGCAGAAAAGTTGAGGGCTTCTGGTGGGGAGATTATGCGGTCTCGGAATATCATGAAGATCCGATGGGCTTGGATGATGCACTTCGTGAAATTTATGAGAGCAAGAAAGACGGAAGCAAATGATCTGCTTCTGCATTTACTCAAGAGCCGGGTCTTTTCTCCTACGCTTCGAATCGTTTGAGCGTGCCGAAGCGTGGAGAAGGGAAAGAGGAGTCGAAAACTACACCATACGAAAGGAGGTTTGGCGATGATCGCAGAAATACACGGAAGCGTATATTTTGCCCATGGTTTGATTTTGGGCGGGGTATTGGTTGCGTTTGCTATGTTTATCGGGCGGAAATAAAAACAATAAAAGAAAGGAATACACCATGAAAAACAACCTAACAAAAGAGCAAAAGTTGGCGATTACTTGCGCCTATTGCGATCTCATCGGGTCCAAGCAGGCCAGGGACATTGGGAGCATCGAATCACATGATTGGAGCGCCCACAAATTGACGGCAAAAGAACTGGAAAAGCTTTTTCCGTTTGTATTAAAATAAGTCTCCCCTCGTTCCCCCTCGTCACGGAGGGGGACGGAGGCGAGACCCGGTAGGGTCGAACCTAATAAACAATAAAGAAAGGAAACGCATAATGAAAAAGTATAAGATAGTCGGCGAAAGGACGGAGTATTATCAAATTGAAATAAATGCAGAAAGCGAAAAAGAAGCCCATTTAATTGCCGATGGCATAGGGTTGGAGAGATGGGAGGAGCTTAACGGGACATCATTTAGAATCGACGAGGAAAGCACCGAGGAAGTTTAGCCACCCCCGCCAAGGTTCCACCCCTTGGCCGGTTCACCTAGTCCGCTATCCGCCCATAAACGGAAGCGTGGCGATTTGGTTTGACTTATAAACGGTAGCACAGCCTATAAGGAGCCTATAAGGAATGAATAAAGAGCAAATCATAAAAGAATACCTATCTGCCCAGGGTAGAAAAGGCGGGAGCGTTAAAGGGCCACAGAAAGCCCGGAAACTATCTCGTGAGCATTACGCAAAGGTGAGCCAAGTTCAGCGGGAGCGTTGGGCAAAGTGGCGGGAGCAGAACAAACGGTAGGTTGGTGGCCCTATAAGGGCGATATAAGGACGCTATGTCCTATAAGGGATATATAAAAACGGTACTTCAGCGACCGATAGATACGCAACAGGCTTTATTGCCTAGAGATTCTGGGATTTTGCGCTTTATAATGGGTATCTTGCGTTGGGAGGTATCGGCTACTTGCTTGCCATCCATCCTCGCTTCTAGCGGCATCTCCGCTCGATTAAACGGCATCCTAGTGCCTTGTTTTACCACTTGGAACAACTCCAGTATCTTGGGGTTAGCTTGCTAGGAGGGTTGCTGTCGCACCTATGCCTAGCCCTAAAGCTCTTGCGCCGTCCGGGTATGGACTTCTTAATGGTCATTTTGGGATCGCCAAAGCGGATGGTCTTGGACTTGCCCCCCGAACAGGCTCGAACCTTAAACTTCTTTGACCCTCCAGGGGTACGCACTGGCCTGTTGCATGGGGATTGTTTCATTGGTTTAATGCTCCTGCCAGTAGCTTAATCTTTTCCTGGTGTACTTCAAGGAACTTTCCCAAGTCTTCCAGATCATCTGTCAGGCTTACCATGTTCGCCTCGTACACCTCGCGGGAGCAGTCAGCTAATATGTCGCCACAGAGTCGGTCCACCTTGCCTATGGTCTGATGCAGGCGGGAGTTCTCTGTCAGGAGAAGCTCGATATACGCCCAAGCTAGGTCAACCCTTGGGCTTTTCACTGAAGCCGCCCTTCTTGGCCTTCATTAAACGCCAAGTGCGGGGGGAAATGGTAGATTGGGATTTGGGGCGGGATGTGCCAGCCTTACGGCGAGCATTGATATTGGCGTAGAGGCCGAGGCGTTTCATTGGCCTAGTATACCACAAGCCAAACGACCACCAAGATACC